GTTGCAACAGGTACAACACCTCAAGCAATTGAAGTAATCATGGATCGCTATGGTAATGAATGGACATATGGACATCCAGATGCACCAGCATTACCAGACGGTCGTGGTAAGTACGCAAAGAAGAAGGGTACTTCCAAGGCTGGCAAGGCTTACGTTGGCTGGTTCGACCCAGCTAAGGGACCGAAGCCTTTTGCCCCAGGTGCAACCGAAGCAGAAACTATCTGGGCTAAGTAACAATGCGTTCACTGTTGCAAGTAGTGGGGGTTGAATCTCCTGTCGGGCATATGCTCCCAGAGATTCTTCCTCAACTTACTCAATCACAGGTAGTGTTTCGTCAAGCGCAATTGCATTTGATAGCAGCACAACCTGGTGGTGGTAAGACACTACTTGCACTGTGGTACGCAATTCAATCTAAGATTCCGTCACTCTACTTCTCGGCTGACTCTGACTCCCGAACAATAGCCACTCGTGCAGGGGCAATCCTTATGGAGAAAGAAGTAGCACAAGTTGAGAAGATGATGGACTCTGAGGCGTCAGTCCTTTTGGAAGACGCACTTGCTGATGGTGCAGGGCATGTTCGATTCAACTTTGATCCGTCGCCTTCGTTAGAAGATATCGAAGAAGAAATAGAAGCTTGGATAGAACTGCACGGCTCTGCACCACAAGCAATCTTTGTAGACAACCTAATGAATGTTGCTTCAACAAGCGACAATGAATGGACTGCATTGCGTGATGCAATGTCAGCGTTCCACTATATGGCTCGTGAATACGAGTCAGCGTTTATCGTTCTGCACCACGTATCCGAGAACGAGAAGATGTCTAAGCCTAACTATCCTGCTCCGCGTAAGGCATTGATGGGTAAAGTTGCAGCGTTACCAGAGTTGGTTCTTAGTGTTGCACTAGACGGACAGGCAAACGCTTACCGCGTTGCCGTAGTGAAGAACCGACATGGTAAGGCTGACCCAACAGCAGAAGCTTACATCTCTCTGTCAGCGGAGGCAAGCCATATGACTTTGTATAACTCACCTGCCGAGTTACAAAGAGCAAGGACGATGCGACAATGGCAGTAGATATTGAGTTAACCCTAGATGAGATTATGGATGCGCTTCGCTTCATCCACCTAGTGAGAGAAAACAAAAAACAATATGAAGTTGTGGATAAAAAGTTTGACAAAAACAATTCATCGTATTCGGTTAATCTTATGGGTCAGCTGGGTGAGATGGCGTGTGGCAAAGGACTTGGGCTACAAGTGGACAGATCGATTTCGCCGAGTGGTGATAATGGACACGACTTATCTACACCACTGGGAAAAAATATACAAGTCAAGACATCGACATTAGATAAATTAATCTTTAATGCACCAGAGTTATTTGTATCTGACTATGCAGTATTGGTGCAGTTCTTCGGCGATAAACAATTGCCACATGTAGATAGTAAATTCTCAATACTTGGTTGGACGACACGAGAATTATTTCTTGCAAATCATTACAAGCATGACTATGGTTACGGCATCCGATTAGTTATGGACGCTGATCAACTACAACCGATAGAGGTGCTAATCAATGAAGTATCCAGACTTTAGTGAAGCTTTATGTAAAGAGGTTGGCATTGAATTTTTTTATCCAGAAGATGATGTAAGCATTGTTCCAATAGCAAAAAAGATTTGCAGTAGTTGTCCAGTAATTAAAGAATGTTTGGAGTGGGGCATGCGTCACGAAGCTTTCGGTATCTGGGGTGGCACAGTTCCTCGCGTTAGAATGCAGATGCGTAGACAACTTGGTATCCAATTAGAATCTATTCTTAGCTCGGACTATCTATGACAACACCGAGCAAACGCAAAGGCTCACAGTATGAGCGAGATGTAGTCAAGTGGCTAGTCTCCTATGGATTTCCATGCGCTGAACGTGCGTATGGTGCAGGTCGTCACGACGACGTTGGTGATATTGATGGCATCGATGGCGTAGTGATAGAATGTAAGAACGAAAAGAAGATCACTCTCAGTGGCTATCTGCAGGAGCTCTCAGATGAGATGACTCATGCTGATGCTGAGACTGGCGTGGTGCTAATAAAAAAGCGTGGCACTACAAATGTCTCAGAGTCATACGCGGTAATGCCCGCATGGCTCTGGGCTGATCTGCTAAAACAGGCAGGTTACAATGGACATAGGTAGCACAGTGACAGTGCGTTACCAACTGAAAAGAGGTAACTATGCGGTTGATTGCATTAACCGTAGTAACGGCGACATTGGTTTTAATGTCGCCAGCGGAAGCACAGTCTCCAATCATGACCTTGGACAAACGCCTCATGGTGTTGGACAAGGAACCAGCGATAGAGCTTGCAATAAGCACAGTAACAACGGACAAACAAGAGGCAGCTTGTGCGAAGAAGATTGCGTACAAGGAAAGCCGATACAACGTAGGCTCCTACAACAAATCGAGTGGAGCACGTGGAGTATGGCAACTACTGTGGGGAAAACCCGAGTGGTCCATACTGAAACAAACATCAGAAGCACACAAGTATGTGCTTCATCGTTACGGAACTTGGTGCAAGGCGTTCGAGTTCCATCAAGAAAGGAATTGGTATTAAATGAACCAGCCTGAATTTCTTGAAGCAGTGTTTAATCATTATGGTTTAACCTTGCCACAAGGGGAGAAGTCTATTCTCTGTCCAGTGCATGATGATTCACGCAAGTCTGCTTCAGTAAATTCAGATAAGGGCGTCTGGGTATGTTATGCATGTAGTGCTGGTGGTTCTGGTATACAGATCATCATGGCTCGTGAGAAGTTAACATACCCAGAGGCTCGTTCATGGGCTGAAAAAAATATTGGGAAAGAATCTTCTACTCCGATTGTTCACAATCGTCGCAGTAAGAAGAGTGGGCGGTGGACCCCACCAAGGCTTCGATCTAAATGACTACGATCATTGGTATCCAGCAAGACAACGGCTGCATTCTTGCAGCCGATTCACGCACCACTGCAATGAACAGACCATACTCACATCCAATTGTTACTAAGATTAGCAAGCGGGGTAAGTGGTTAATTGCTGGTGCTGGTGATGTGCAGCCATGTGATGTGATACAGCATGTATGGAAACCACCTGCAATCCCAGCTAACATTAAAGATGTGTATCACTTTATGATTACAACTGTTGCTCCAAGCATGAGAGATTGCATCAAGGAGTCTGGCTATGTGCCAGACAAAGATGATCCAGATGCTGGGTTTGAATTCATACTTGCAATCAATGGCACGATCTATCAGGTAGATGATTCTTATTCTGTATACTTACGTGACGATGGGCTCTATGGCGTAGGGTCAGGGTCAAGCTTTGCACTAGGCGCACTAGCAGGTGGCGCAACATGGAAGCAAGCAATGCAGATTGCTGCTCGCAATGACGTATACACTGCACCTCCATTCATTACACACAGGCAGGAGAAAGTATGAAGACTAATCCCAAGCTCATAGATCTCTGGACTAAGGCAGCACACCAGTATCACAATAGCCTTGCTGGCTCACCAGCAGAGGCTTACCTAACACAACGTGGCATCCTTGATGGAGCTGAAAAATTTTTGCTAGGTTACGTAGCCGAGGTAGCACCTGGTCATGAGGACAGACTTAGACATCACCTATCCATCCCCTATATAACAGAGGCTGGTGTAGTTGGGTTTAAGTTCCGTCGTATTGATGGCGGAGATCCAAAGTATATGATTCCAACTGGTCAGAAGCACCACCTATACAATGTCAGTGCGATACTTAATGCAGTTAGTCAAGTGCTAGTAGTAGAGGGAGAGATAGATGCGATTAGTGCGACTCTTGCTGGGTTCCCAGCGGTTGCCGTTGCTGGCGTCAATGCTTGGAAGCCTTATTTTAGTAGGTGTTTTGATGGGATTGGCACTGTTGTAATCTGCACAGACAACGATGCTAAAGAGGATGGCTCTAACCCAGGGCAAGAACTTGCTCGTCGATTGCAGGATGCAATCCCTCAAGCTGTCCGCGTGTCGCTACCGCCTGATAGCGATGTTAATAGTATAATTGTCAACCAAGGAGCGCAAGCATTAGCTGATTTAGTTAATGCAATTAACAACTGAAAGGTGCTCCGTTGGCGACGAATAAACTAACCATAGATAACTTCCAAGAAGATGCTCAAGAAATTTACGATGAGCTTCTTGGTATCTTGGTAATAAAACAGATCGACTACGGTCCACTAAACATTTGGAATGCACCTGGCGGTGCTACGAATGGGTTGATGGTTCGCATGTCCGATAAACTTGAGCGACTTAAGAATCTTATATACAACTCCATCGAGCCCAACAATGAAGCTCTCGAAGATAGCTTCGTTGACATCGCTAACTACGCCATCATTGCTTTGATGGTAGAGCGGGGTATCTGGGAGAAGTATGCCACGCAATCGAAATAAAACTTACGACGAGCAACGCGGTTCACGGATTCGTTCTTATGGCATAACCGTTGAAGAGTATGACGAGATGCTTGAGTCCCAAGGTGGTGGCTGTTACATCTGTGGTATCGGTCCAGTCGGCAGAGCATTAGATATAGATCATGATCACCGCACTGGTAAGGTGCGTGGCTTGTTATGTTCCAATCACAACCGAGCACTCGGTTTGCTAGGTGACGATCCCGATCTTTTACTAGCAGCACATACATATTTGGTACAGCAATATGTCTGACCTAACTAGAGATGACCCAGTGTGGCAAGAGATCAACGAGATAACTTCAGGTATAGCCTGGCACTTGTCCAAACGATATCATCGGTTCATCGAGCTTGAAGATGTCAAGCAAGCAATGAATGAGTATGCATGGAAGCGTAAGGATAAGGTCAAGGAATACCTTGACCGCGAAGATCCCATTGAGAAGAAGCAGGGATACAAAGCATTCCACACATTCATACGTAGGGCTGGTGAACGCTACGCTCGCAAAGAAAAAGCTAAAGCTTTAGGTTATGAACTCGGCGATGAATACTTCTATCGCCTCGATCTAATTGAGAGCCTGATCAAAGTTGCTGGCACTGATGAAGCATACCTGGCTAACCAAGTGTTTGATCCAGATGTGCATGGTGTGAAGGTCAAGCGACTGGCTAACGAGGGCAACAACTTAGCAGCAATGATTAGTGATGTAGATGCAGCGATGAAGAAACTTGATGCAAGAATGCAAGGCATTCTTACCTGTCGTTTTGTAAATGATCAACCGTTGGCTGAGATAGCACTAGCTTGGGACATCTCACCTCAACGTGTTGAGCAATTGATTGCTAAAGGAATCAAAGAGATAGCGGATAAACTGGGAGGGGCTACGCCTTACTAATGAACTACGAATACGAATGTCCAGGTGACGGACAAGTTGTCATCATTGAACGTGGCATGACAGAGGATGAACAAGAGTACGACTGTCCTGTATGCGGTAGCACCTTACGTAGAATCTATAATGCACCACCAATAAAATTTACTGGGACAGGATGGGGAGGCAATCAAGCACAAGCCTAAAGAAAGAATCATGATTACGTGGTGTGACAATGGAATGGTAGATGGTAAGTTCACTG